TGTGATTTAATATAAGGTGGGTTTTCAACTCACCAGTAGTATCATAACGACGAAGTAATCTTTTAATATACTTAATTCTATTTAGATCTTCTTCGAAGTCACTGTATGTGACCGATGTGGGATTATCATAATGTTTAATAGCAAACATCACCCAGTTTTCGTGGGTCAATTCATCAAATAACATCCCTCATCAGGCAGTAGTTACAACAGCAGTAGCGGTGATTACTTCAGCAGCACCACTAGTGGTGGTGAGTTTACATCTGTAAGAACCAGCGTCTTCAGCAGCATAGACAGCAACATCATAGGTGGGTTGATTAGCACCGATGTTGATCCAACGTCTTCCAGATTTCTTCTGCCACTGATACTGAAGGGTAGAAGCGTCACCAGGAGGAGTAGCAATAGCGTCAGCAACCAAGTTGAGAACAGCACCAACAGCAACTGCCTGAGTAATAGGATCAGCATTGATGCTGATTACGACTGAGGTATCAGCAGCGGCAGCATCATCAGCCTGAGTCTCGTTAGCGTTGAGATCAGGACCAGCGATAGTTACTAGCATCTCTGCCTTATGGCGAGTGTTGCCAGCACCATCAGTGTATGTAAAATATGACCACCAACCAGGAGCATTTAAACCACGTGCCTTATTTTCGGCAAGAGCTGCTTCGGTGTCGTCAATAAAAAGGATTTGTTTTGCTTGGGACGAAGGCGATACTCCACGACCAGCTTTGGTCTTGTTAGCATTGCTGTCCGTTCTTCCGTATAAGGACATTGTATCTCCAGGGACTACTTTCTATATTGTATTTATAAAAAAAGGGACCCGAAGGTCCCAGTTATCATTCAGCTGATTCTTCCTCTTCTCTGGCGAGAATTGCTTTCTCAACTACAGCAAGGAGTTCATCATCCATTGTAGTCTTAGTTAGGGTCACTGCTTTCTTAAGAATAACCAAACAAAGTTCAACTAGTTTTTCACCTAGTTCTTCGTTATCAGGAATGTTGGCGACAGCATCACGTACAATTTTTGATGCTAGTGGGAGTAAAAAGGCGAGCATGATCTTAGGGCATAGTGCATGAACTATTTATTCTTGTTCTTATGCTTCCATGCTGTGGCGTAAGCGATACCTTCTTTATCCTTAGGATAATTCTTTTTGATATGCTTCACCATTCTTTCATACTTTTTTCCAGGGGGTGCTACCTCCTGGATTTTCTCCTCTTTCATACGCTGTTTCTCAACAGTTTTGAGAACGTATTTCTTGTGCTTTTTCTTATCTTCTTTGTCGTGTGGCACACCGTCTTGGAGGTCAGGCATCACCTCAACGGTTGCCGACTTCACTTTTTTTCTTCTTCAATCTCCTTACGAAGTTCTGCTTCCTCTTTCATCTTCTTTTTAGAGTTGATGATTTTGGTAACTTTCTTACGGCGAGCGTGAAGATACTTGTCAGACTTATCTACATCACCATCGTTATCGATGTCGGCGTCTGCCTTACCTACAGGATCAAGTTTCTTCTCTTGAATTTCTTCTTCCTTTACACAGTTAGGAACTGTCTTACCACCTTTCTTTTTAGTGCCTTGTGCTTTGTATCCTTTCCAGCAAGTAGAAGCACCAACGTTCTTACGTGCTTGCTTCATGCTACCTTCTTCCAGTTCTTCAACTGCTTCGAAGACATACTCAACACCATCGAGTTCAAATGATACTGCTTCTTTCTTAGCAGTACGAGCAGACTTCTTGAAGGCATCCTTAGCAGGATAGTCCTCGCTACCAGGCTTGGCAGGTGCTTCACCACGCTTTCTCTTAGCATGGATGTTGGCATAGAGACCTTTCTTTGCTTCAGCAATCTCAGTCTCTTCTTTCTTCATAGTAGTCTTATCTTTCTTCTCACACTTGGAGCACCCCTCCCCTCCACAGTAAGAGCAGTCCCCACAGGATTCTTTCGCAACCACCTTCGTGGTGTCTTTAATCTCTGCTCCGTGAGACTGTTTGACACCAGCGCCGACACGTAGATCGGTAGCAGGATCAGGAGCACCCGCATTTGCTTTGGGATCCTTTGTAGAAAAATCATCTTCTTTCTTCTCCTTACCAGAGAGATCTGGAATCGATGTTGAAGCGTCAGCACCACCCTCACGTTCTGGGGTAGCAAGTTCTTTTTTCACAGGAGCAGGGATTGCTTCCTCAATTGTGGACTGTTGAAATCCAGCGCCGCCCATCCAGCGACCATAAGATTCGATGAGAGCCTTAGAGAAATCATCGTTATGTTGTACACTAGTCGTGGGTTTCTGCCTTTCCATTATTTGTAAAGATACTACTTTTCCTTTCTTTATTTATAGTCTCTTGTACTTCACGTATATCATGTACCCAAGCACGGAACATATCACCACTCTCAGTAACAGCGATAACATAGTTAGGACCAGCACGATGTACCCTCCCTTTCTCTCCTGTATTGGTATTAAACACCAGATCTCCTGGTTGATAAACTTCTTTCAGGCGGAACCTTTGCTGGTCTGCCGTCTTTTTAATGTCTCTAAAATCCTTCATTTAATACCCATTGCTTTTCGGACTTCCATAAACAATTCCATCTTCTGTTCGATGTTCAATGTGTCTGGAATACCAGTTTGGAAAGAAACAAAGTCTGCTTCTGCTGCTGCTTTTCTCATCTTACTTGCTGACATACCAGCGGCACCATCAGCATCAGGATCACGATCACCAGCAGAGACTACATCAATGTTTCGGAAAGTATACTCAATACCATTATACTTTGTCAACATGCCTGTAAAGGAAGCAACACGGTCACTACCAACTACCATAGTGATGTCTTCATAAGTTCCTTGTAAATGTTGGAGCACATGGATCGGTGTCTTAATATCTGTATTGTATTGAATACTCTTGGCATGTTTAGGAAACATGAGTTTCATATACTTCACTTTCACATCAGACTTGAGGGGATTCTTTTTCTTATCCAGCGAGTGACTGGTAAAAATAAGATAGTCATCCCGTCCAGCTTGCTTAGCAACTGCTTGGATCAACTTCTCATGTCCGATTGTAGGTGGATTAAACCTACCAAAAGTGAAGACTGCTCTACTCATTTCCCGTCAACCCAATCCTTTGATACGTTGAAGTTAGCGACACTAAACTGTAAGCGGTCAACCAGTTTGACTGCCGTGGCATCCTCTTGGATAGCAACATATCCTTCTGGAGAGGTTACCTTGTAACCATTCTCACTTCTCAGATAGGTACGAATCTTCTCACCCTTCTCTAGTTTACGGATAAAGAGTAGTTTAGCTTGCTGTAATGTAGTATATAGACCCACTGTCTTGAGAAGAGCAGTCTCGTTTGCTTCAATAAAGTCTAGACCATCATATAGTTTCTTCAGTTTGCCTGCCTTTGCTTTTGGTGTCTTAACTTTATCTACTGCCTTCTTTACTTCCCCCTCAAAATATTGCTTAAAATCACGTACAAAGTTAGAAGCACTACTAACTCGTCGTCCCTGTCTGACATACGTGTTGAAATAGATCTTGAGTCGGGGTCCTACAGTTAACTGATCGTTTGCTTCGATCTGTTCTGCTACACTATCTAGAAATGATGCTGATTGATTTACCAGAGTAGTAGATGCTCTCTTCATACTCTTTAGCTTATTAACTTCTTGCTGAGTAAGAAGAACATCTTTACCAAGTTGGTCAGTCTCGGCACTAAGTACAAGCACATCATCAGATTGTTTAAGTTTTTTTATATCGTAACCAAAAGTAGCAGACAGAGAATCAACACTGTTGCCTCTATACGTTGTGTGAAAGACAACTCCGATCTTGGCCCTCTTTGCCTTTTCGTAGAGAGCGGAGGTCTCTGGTATGCAATATGTAATTGTGTTAGGAGTGAACGTGATACATCGTTCTCCGTTGATTGTTTCATACTTCTTGTCGTCTGTGAACAGAAGATCCCCTTGTGCCACCCCACTAATACCAAGGGCAGGAAAATACTTAAGGGCATCTTTCAGTTTAGAAACAAGACCAGGAGCATGACCATGATTTACATCAATGTCAGTGTCTCTAAAATTAATCTTGGCATTTTTGTTGAACACCGACTTGGTGCCTACAAAAAATCTAGATGAACCAGGATAGGTGCCACAGAAAATAGCAGGAGCACCATCCCATTTCGTAGTAATTTTGAATGTATTCTTTTGTTTGCCACTGAATGTCTGGGCAAGTTCATCCAAGAACATGAAAGCATCTCTTGCCCCTTGACTACCGTCAAAGAGGATGCTGTCTTCCAAGTGTTCTAGGTGGGTGTTCTTAGACATCAGTACAGTTTTCCGAAAGGTCCAAAGCGGTCGCCCTTCTTCTGGGCGAGAAATGTCATGTCAGTCATGAACTGGTTACGTTCCTTTTCTTTCATGCCCATAAGCATGTCAAGGAAGTACAGTTGCATCATCTTCGACGTAGCAACATGAGTTTCGGTAGCAAGGACGACCTGGAAATTGTTGACTGCCTCGTCTTCATCGACAACAGTATCAACTCCCTTCTGCCTCAGTGACTTGATTATCTTAGCATACTCATCCTGTACCTTGGTGAAGTCAGTCAGACTCTTTGGATACTGTCCATGCCTGTTGTCAAACCTGACTCCATAGTCGATCATCAGTTTTCTTACCATGTCAACAGGTGCCTTACCCAGGCGAGCAGCAGCTGCTCCCTCTTGTGTAGGTTCCCACTTCAGATTCGAAAATCCAGAACTATCGTTGCCTTTGATCTGGAAATTGTATACAGATTTAGGTGCTTTAACAAAAACTCTAGAGTCTTGTGTACCAAATGAGGTAACACCTTTCTTATTTTTGCCTAAAGATAAGTCAATCTTGACCTTATCTATCTCAAAATACATCTGTTTGTATGACTCAAACGCCGCTTCGTCTAAGTTTACTCTTTCATATCTTGCTTCTTTGCCTGAGATTTTCTTGAGAGATACCCCAACGATAATCTCATCTCTAAACATTGTTCTAAGGATAGCATTTAGTTCTTGGATGGTTTGACTGCTACCACCATCAACTAGATCTTGAATTTGTCTAATAGTTTTATTGGAATCCTTGATCAACCATATGTCAGCAGGGTTCCAGTTGTCTTTCTGGGAGATTTGATACTTGGTTCTAATGAGATCAGTGACCCATTTCATGAATCCACCATCACGATTGAACTCAGTGAACCTGGGATTAGCATACTCAATCAGCATAGTCTTCTGCTGCTTGTAGTAATCATCCAACCATGAGTCATCAAACTCTAGTTGAGATCTCTTCCATATTTTTTGTAGCGCCATGTACGCCACACTATCCTTTCGGATATCTTCCGATGAATTATATCTTTTGTTCTCTCTAAGAACTCGCTTCAATATATAAGCAGACCCTCTTTCCTGAGCAGCAGTGGTCTTAGCATCAGCAGCGCCACCTGCTCCAGTCTTTCCTGTGATTTCAAAGACTATTTTCTTGTTATCAAGATCAATTTGATACTTGTCTCTGCCAGCTATACCACCAGGATTCTTAGCAATTACATCAAGCAACATAGATTTGTTCAAATAGATTTTGTAAGTGCCTTGTCTATTAGTAGGCCACTTAAATCCACTATCTGCTTTCTCTGGTCTCAACCAACCAGATGTAGCAACCTCTTCTAAGATAGTTTTCAGTGCTGCCTTAGCAGGATTAGGCACTGGAGATACTATCTGAGATATATTAGCAGGTTGTTTTGCCATAAAAAAAT